TACAGAGTTATATGCAAAGAAGAATTGCAGATACTCTTGGAATGGGTGCAGTAGTGGCGAGTAGAAGGATGATTGAGCTATCACAAGGTGCAAGGAGTGAGTATGTTCAGCTAGAAGCATCGAGGGATATACTAGACAGAGTGGGCTTAAGAAGTCCTGACAGAGTAAGTCATAGTATACAAGGAGATATTAAGATAAATATCGATTTAAGTTAAGTAGCCTTAGATGTCGGTACAACAGAAGTAATTGACCACAGTCCTCTTAGGAGGGGGTGGGGGCAAAAACAGCATCGTGTTAGATGACTAATAGTCCCTGACACGCAACAGAGGTTAAATAAAACTTTTTAAAAAAAACCTTGACGAAAAAGGTTCGGCAGCAACAAAGAATAATTTTTTATGAAAAAAAGTAAGATGACCGAAGAAGAACATGAAACACGTTCTCAATTCAAGAAGACTTCTCAACATACGAGAAGACCAAAGACGTCTTCAATGAATAAGGATAAAAAAAGAGATTATAAGGCATATAATAGGCAGGGGAAGTAATGTGCGTTTTCAAGATTAGCATATATTGCTAAACCTATTATAAAGGAAAATAATTATGGCACATGAAGGTTGGCACACAAAATCTTGGATAGCAGATAAAATTAAAGATGGCAAAAAGGAAGATCCTTTATATCCATCAACTGACGCACAAATAGATTATATCTATGGGCCAGGTGCTTCAGAGAAAGCAATGGCTGATGTTGCTAAGAAAAATAAATCTAAGAAAAAATAAACTAAACTACATAAGTGCGTTTAAAAATATTTTAAAACACTATAGTTAGATTGTTCACTAATCGAGAGGAACAATGCAAAATTACCTACTAAAGATATGGAGTATGGACACAATGGATCTTAAAAAAGAGATCTTGTTTTCCTCCCCAAATAATGTTACTGCTGCTCAACAAGCTTCTGCTGCTACACCAGATAACTGTCGTGCTAGTTATGAAGAAATAATAAAGGATGAATATGAAAAAAATAATAAACAAGAAGCCAAGAAAACCGAAGAAGCCTTCTAAACCAAAACCTAGACCTAGTGGCTACTAGATTAGAAAAAGAACATATGAGTAGAGTTGCTGAACTAGGATGCTTTGTCTGTGAAAGACCAGCCTCACTACATCATATAAGACCCCCTGGGACAGGCATAGGAAGACGGACAAGCCACTTCGAGGTTATTCCGTTATGCCATGACCATCATCAGGGAAACTTCTCTATACATCTGTCTAAGAAGGCATTTGAAGAAAAGTATGGTAAAGAAACTGAAATACTCAAAGAAGTATTAGAAAGGGTAAAATGTCATTCCTAAATAATTTAAGTATAAAGGATAGAAAAAGATTAAGAACGATTGTTAAGAAAACACATTTACAACATTACCCAACACACATGATAACAGATTATGAAGCTGATAAGCTTGTAGAAGCTTTTGGAGAAGAAACAGTTTATAACTTGTTGAAAGCGAATGTTGGTATAAATGTCGATTGATTTTAAGTACAAACCAGAAGGTGCTGTACTAAAAGAGTTTATGAAGTCTGACGACTTCTTTAGAGGAATCAGAGGGCCAGTAGGTTCTGGTAAATCTGTTGCTTGTTGTATTGAAATCTTTAGAAGGGCTTTATTACAAAAAAAGAATAAGGATGGAAAAAGAAGATCTCGGTGGGCAGTAATAAGAAATACTAATCCACAGCTAAAAACTACCACGATTAAGACGTGGATAGATTGGTTTCCAGAAGATAAGTGGGGAGATTTTGCTTGGTCTGTTCCTTATACACATAGGATTAACCAAGGAGAATTGGACATGGAAGTGCTGTTCTTAGCACTTGACAGACCTGAAGATGTTAAAAAATTATTATCATTGGAGCTTACTGGTGTTTGGGTTAATGAAGCGAGGGAAATCCCTAAGAGCATTATTGATGCTTGTACTATGCGTGTGGGGAGGTTTCCGTCTATGCGAGATGGTGGTGCGTCTTGGTATGGGGTTATAGCAGATACCAATGCTCCAGAAGAAGATCATTGGTGGGCTATTATGTCTGGCGATGTTCCAGTACCAGATCACATATCTAGAGAAGAAGCTTTAATGTTAATCAGACCAGATAACTGGAGTTTCCATACTCAACCTCCAGCCTTGCTTGAAAAAAAAGATAAGGACGGAATGACTACTGCTTATGAACCTAATGACAAAGCAGAGAATAGAACTAACATAACTCCAAAATATTATCCAAATATTATAAGAGGTAAAACTAAAGGATGGATTGACGTTTATGTTTTAAATAAACTAGGATCTATTGAAGAAGGTAAACCTGTGTACCACAGCTTCAAAGAAGAATTACACGTTACCAAAAATCCAATAGCTTTAATTCCTAACCAACCTATATGGATTGGAATTGACTTTGGACTAACACCTGCAGCTGTCTTTGGTCAGAGGACTACTACAGGAAAATGGAATATTATTAATGAGTTAGTTTGTTTTGATATGGGTGTAATGAGGTTCTCAGAATTACTGAGAGGGGATATTGCTAAACTCTATAAAGGTTATGAGATTATGATTTACGGAGATCCTTCTGGAGATTTTAGATCCCAAACTGATGAACGAACTCCGTTTCAAATTATGAGGCAATATGGATTGAAAGCTTTACCTGCACCATCTAATGATGTTGCTTTAAGAATTGAATCTGTTGATGCTACCTTATCTAGATTAGTTGACGGACAAGCAGGATTTAATATGCACACGGATTGTATTAATTTAAAGAAAGGTTTTAATGGAGGTTATCATTACAGAAGACTACAAACTTCTGGAGATAGGTATGATGAAAAACCATTAAAGAATAGATACTCTCACGTTCACGATGCTTTACAATATTTAATGATGGGAGCAGGTGAAGGCAGAACTATGTTAACAGGTAAACACCCTTCAAGACCAACCATTGCTAAAAAAGAATGGGATGTATTTGCAGGACAATCTAAAAAATCGAGAAAGATATGGGACATATTCAAGAGGAATGGCTAATCTATTTTTACGAAGATGGTGTTAAGAATAGATATACAAAATACTTATGGTGGTTAAAGAAAGGCTTTACTCATTGTGGTGCATTAAAATATGATGTTAATAAAGAGGTATGGGTACATCTACAATTTACTCATGCTGGAATTAAACTAGATGTTTTAACCTCTGAGGAAGCAGGAGGTTTAATTAATTATTTGAAAGACTTCAAAATACTTAAATGCCCTGTTAAAGATAACTGGCAATTTATAAGGTTTAAAGATATGACGTGTGTTTCATTTGTAATGAGATTGATAGGATTCTATCATTGGTACATACTTACCCCACATCAATTATATTGTGCGTTGATAAATGCTGGATATTCGTCATTTTGGAAAGATGAGCGAACAAAAACAAAAATCACCCCAAGAATTGATTGATTTAATTAGAGATCATCATGATGCAGAAGAAATGCTTTTACAACAATTAGAATCAGTTTGTAAAGATCTGCCTAAAGATGAATTTGAAATTGAGCCTATTGAAGATGATGGGGATGAAGAAATAAAGGACTTAATATAATGGGAAGTATTTTTGGAGGTGGTAAACCACCTGGAAAATCACAAGCAACTTTAGATTACGAAGCTAAACTAGCAGCAGATAAAATTGCTGAAGATAAGAGAGCAGCAGATGCAAGTAAAATAAAAGCAGAAAAAGAAGATAAAACTGCCAGAGGATTAATTGGATCAAGATCTATGTTTGGTAAATCTGGTGGTCGTGGTTACTTCGAAGGAAAATAAAATTAAATGGAATATGTTAATACTGTAGATGCACCCAGTTATGGTACATCGGATAAAGCAACTGAACTTCTTAAAAAATATAAAGAAGCTCAAGGTATAAAAGATTATTGGAAGGATAGGTTCGAAGAAGCTTATGAATATTGTTTACCTAATCGTGAGTCTTTTTATGACGAGTCCCCAGGTCAAAGACGTACCGATAAAATATTTGATGAAACAGCTGTGGTCGGAGTCCAAGAGTTTGCATCAAGACTCCAAGCAGGAATCACCCCCACCTTTGCAAGATGGGCAGACTTTCAAGCTGGATCAGAAATTCCTAAAGAACAAAAGCCTCAGATAAATTTAGACTTAGATAAAATTACTGAATACGTTTTTGAATTATTACAAACATCAAACTTTAACCAAGAGATACATGAAGCATTTATGGATCTTGCAATTGGTACAGGAGTTCTTCTTGTTGAAGAAGGTGATGCAATCAACCCAATTAAATTTACATCTATACCATTAACAAAAGTTTGTTTAATGAATGGCCCAGATGGTAAGATCGATACTGTTTACAGAACAAGATATTGTAAGCCAGAAGAAATACTTATCTTATATCCTAAAGCTATATTACCAGAAAATTTTGATCCATTAAAACAAAAGAAACAAATTAAAATTATAGAAGCTGTTTATAAAATACATAAACCTAATGTTGAAGAATTTAAACTATGTGTATTTATGGAAGATCCTAAACACGTTTTATTTGAAGAAGAATATAAAGGTGAAGGTTCAAATCCTTATTTAGTATTTAGATGGAATAAAGCATCTGGAG